TTATAGTAGCATAAATACACCATAACATTATATGGAACATCTAAATGGCTGTTACTGATAGAAACCCTAGTAATCCAAACTTTTTACAACCAAATAAGTATATACTGAATTTCAGTCGTATGCCTAATATGCAATACTTTTGTCAATCAGTTTCGGTACCAGGCATCTCTATGTCTGAAACTCCTCAAATGACACCTTTTGTGGACATCTATGCACCTGGTGATAAAGCCATTTACGATTTATTGAATGTTACATTTTTGATTGATGAAAAACTTACATCATGGTTAGAATGTCACGATTGGATTCGTGCTATGACCTTTCCAGAAGATTATGAAGATTACAGAAGTTTAGGTAAATTAAACAAAGCGGTTACACGAGTTCAAACAAAACGACCACAATACAGTGATGCTACATTAACAATGTTATCTTCATCAAACCAACCTTATGTGAAGTTTAAATTTTATGAGTGTTTTCCAACAACACTCTCAACCTTTATTATGTCATCTACTGATAGTCCAGATACACTGATTACAGCAGACGCTACATTCAGGTATACTTACTACGACATCGAAAAAGTTTACTAAAAACGCTTGACTTTTTGTTGTTTTTGACATATACTCCAATATTGGAGGATTTTAACTTATGAAACAATTAGAAGAACTATTAGAAATGTGGAGAAAGGATTCGGACATTGATAGAACCGAACCTGGTAAAGAACTCACAAACATACCAAAACTTCACAGTAAATACATCAACATATTATCCAGACATCGTTTACTGGCCAAAGAAACAGAATTTAAATTAAATAAAATTCGCAGATTAAAATGGGAATATTATACCGGTAAATTAGATGATGATGAGTTAAAGAAATATGGTTGGGAACCATTTCCTTATGTTCTCAAAGCTGAACTCAACACATATTTGGATAGTGATGATGATATCAATAAACAAAAAGCGGCATTGACACTACACAATGAAATTGTAGAAGTGTGTCAAGCAATTATCAAAGAACTAAACAATCGAACATGGGAACTTAGGTCATTTATTGATTGGGAGAAATTCATTCAAGGTGTATAATGGCTGATATCATTCTACATAAACAAAACGAATCTTATATTCAATTGGAATGTGAAAGACATTTTGCTCAAGAAATGTCGGATTATTTTACATTCTTTGTGCCTGGTTATCAATTCACTCCAGCCTATAAAATGCGAGCATGGGACGGAAAGATAAGATTATTAGACTTAAGAAACTTTACCATATATCACGGTCTTGTAGCTTACATACAAAAGTTTTGTGAAGAAAGAAATTACAAACTTGAAATAGATAAAGAAGTCAATTCAACAGAGAACTTTTCGGTGCATGAAGCTAAAGAATTTATTGAATCTTTAAATTTACCTTACGAGGTCCGTGACTACCAACTCAAGTCTTTTATCACAGGAATTCGCAATAAAAGGGTTCTCCTACTGTCTCCAACTGCATCTGGTAAGTCTTTGATACTATACTTGATAGTGAGATATCTCCAAAGCTCTGACTATAAGAAAGGACTGATGATTGTGCCAACCACTTCATTGGTTGAACAAATGTTTAGTGATTTTAAGTCATACGGTTATGATTCAGACAAATATTGCCATAGACAATACTCTGGTAAAGAAAAACATACAAACAGTTTTATCACTATTACAACCTGGCAATCTGTTTATAAAAATCCTCCAGAATATTTTGAACAGTTTGATTTTGTTTTAGGTGACGAAGCTCACCAATTTAAAGCTAGGTCTTTAACAACAATCATGTCAGGTTGTGCTAGTGCTAAATATAGAATAGGAACAACAGGTACTTTAGACGGCACACAAACACATCGTTTAGTATTAGAAGGTTTATTTGGTCCTGTTTATCGTGCAACAACAACATCTGAATTGATTGAACAAAAACATTTGGCAGATTTTAAAATCAAATGTTTAGTATTAAAATATCCAGAATCGGTTTGCAAACAAGCTAAAGAGTGGGATTATAATACTGAAATAGATTATATTGTTCAGAACAAAGCACGAAATGAATTTATAAGAAACTTAGCCTTGTCATTAAATGGAAACTCTCTTATACTTTTTCAGTTTGTTGAAAAACATGGAAAAGATTTATATGAAGTTATTAAGGAGAAGGCGAAAAAAAGAAAAACATTTTTTGTTTTTGGTGGAACAGATACAGAATCTCGTGAAGCTGTTCGGTCAATTACTGAAAGGGAAAAAGATGCTATTATCGTAGCATCGTATGGTACTTTTTCTACGGGTATAAATATAAGGAACTTACATAACATTATCTTTGCATCACCAAGCAAATCACGAATAAGAAACTTACAATCAATCGGTAGAGGACTTAGAGTAGGAGATAATAAAGAAGTTGCAACTTTGTTTGACATAGCTGATGATTTTAGAGTTGGTAAATTTACCAATTACACACTAAAACATTTTATTGAAAGAATGAAAATATACGATGAAGAAAAGTTCAAATATAAGTTTTACAACATCGAACTCAAAAATGGCTGAAACACCTAATATAAAAGTTGTTAGACTTCAATCAGGCGAAGATGTTATTGCTGACATTTTGTCCGATAACGACAACACAATTTTACACAATCCAATGGTTGTTTTACTTAAGCGTTCAGGTAAAGGCTCGGTGATGATGATGGTGCCATGGTTGCCAGTTGAACTTATATCTGATAATATAGCCACATTAAACAATTCAGAAATAGTTACATATACAAATCCAAAAGATAGTCTTGTTGAATATTATTTAAACATGGTCCATGAAATTGGTAAAGAAATTCAATATAGTGATGAAATGATAAAACAACAAAACAAAGCTTATAAAGGCAATTTAGATTCTGAAACTTATGTTGATGATTATGATGAAGACATCTCAACAATGGATGAACTACTTGATAAATTTAATATACCAAAAGATAAAAAAAGGATACATTAGTGGTGTTTGACTATAATATGGAAAACTTGAAGATGGTATCAAATTTAGTATTAAAGAGTATTAACCCTCCTTGGAAGGATCCAGCCTCATCTGGCAACATAAGGATTATAACGATAAAAAACAAATTTGTCAAGCCCTAAACTAGGCAAACATGAAAGAAGGTATATTATGGCAAAAGAAAAACACTATGTTAATAATGGGGATTTTTTAAAAGCATTGATTGAGTATAAAAAGAACTGTGATGAAGCTGATAAACAAAAAAAGATTCAACCACAAGTTCCAAATTATGTCGGTGAATGTTTTTTAAAAATTGCAGAACACCTTTCACGCAAACCAAACTTTGCATCATATTCATTTAGAGATGAAATGATTGCTGATGGTATTGAAAACTGTATAATGTATTTCCGTAATTTCAATCCAGATAAATCTAAAAATCCATTCGCTTACTTTACACAAATTATTTACTATGCTTTTCTTCGTAGAATTACACGAGAGAAAAAACAACTGTATGTAAAATATAAAGCTACAGAACAAATTGGTATTTTAGATGAATTTGAATTACTTGAAGATTCTGATGGTAATACAAGACAGTTTGAATTGTATGATAATATTTCCGAGTTTATTCAAAACTTTGAAGAGAGTAAGAAAAAGAAAAAAGAAGCAAAGGTAAAAGGAGTTGATAAGTTTGTCGATAAATAAAAAATTGCCTCTCTTATTGTTGTTTTGTGTTATGATTAGTTCATGTGCAGGATTTTTTGATAAGTGTGATACTAAAGATCCAAACTATTCAACAAAATGTAATGACATACCCGTTTATAAAGGAGAATTTTAGTGATAGCAAACCATCTAGAATCTTTAAAAACAAAACACCGTGAATTAGATGAGCAGATTAAAAAAGGATATACAAACTACTTATCAGATACAAGCTTAACTAAAATGAAATTACAAAAACTTCAACTTAAAGATCAAATAGAAAAACTAACAAAACAATTATAATATGAAATTATGTATTCTTGGTGATACGCATTTTGGTATGCGTGGTGATAGTATTATTTTCCATAACTATATAAAAAAGTTTTATGAAGAAATATTTTTTCCATATCTTAAAGAAAACAACATTACTCAAATATTTCAAATGGGCGATTTGTTTGATAGGCGGAAGTTTATTAACTTTAATAGCCTTTATGAGTGTCGCAAATATTTTTTTGACAAGGTAACAGAAAACAATATAACATTTTATTCAATGCTAGGTAACCATGATATTACCTATCGCAATACCCTCCGAGTTAATTCATCACAATTATTGCTTAATGAATATAAAGATTTCACCATCTATGATAAATTCACAACCGTAGATTTTGATGGAGTTTCAATTGATGTTGTTCCTTGGTTATGCGCCGAAAATGAAGATGAAATTATACAACAAATAAAAGATAGTCGGTCACAAATTTGTTTTGGTCATTTTGAAATACAAGGCTTTGAAATGGACAAAGGCAATGTTTGTCAAACAGGTATTGACAAAAATATTCTAAGCAAGTATGATATCGTATTGTCTGGCCACTTTCATCACAAGTCTGATGATGGTCAGATATATTATGTTGGCACACCAACACAAATGACATGGGCTGATTATAAAGACCAAAGAGGTTTTCATATCTTTGATACTGAAACAAGAGAATTAGAGTTTATAAAAAACCCTTATGAGATTTTTCATAAAATAAATTATGATGACAACGGCAAGTCACTTGAGGATTTCCAAAAGATAGACTTTGACCAATACAAAGACAACTATGTAAAAGTGGTTGTATTAAACAAACAGAATCCATTTTTATTTGATTATCTTACTGATAATTTATATAAGATTGGGGCAGCTGACATAGCGATTGTTGAAGATTATAATGATGATATTATTGTAAACGATAGTGATATTATAGACCAAGCAGAAGATACAATGACTATATTATCCAAATATATTGATGGACTAACTCTCAATGTAGAACCCGATAGATTGAAATCTGTTTTACGAGAATTATATGTTGAAGCATTACATACGGAAGAAACTGATTGATAATATTTCGCAAAGTCCGTTGGAAGAACTTACTTTCAACAGGCAACCATTTTTCAGAGATTGATTTAGATAAGACCGACAAAACACTAATTGTTGGCTCTAATGGTTCAGGCAAATCAACACTACTTGATGCTTTGTGTTTTGGTTTGTTTGGCAAACCATTTCGTTCAATTCCAAAAGGCAATCTTACAAATTCAATTAATGGTAAAAATCTTTTAGTTGAGGTTGAGTTTGATACAAACAACAAGTCATACAAAGTTATTCGTGGTATAAAACCAAATATCTTTGAAATTTATATTGATGACGAACTTGTTGACCAAGAAGCTGCTGTAAGAGATTATCAAGAGCAACTTGAAAAATTTGTATTAAAAATGAACTATAAATCATTCACACAAATAGTTGTTTTAGGTTCAGCTTCATTTACACCATTTATGCAACTATCAAACAAAGATAGACGAGATATCATTGAAGATTTATTAGACATTCAAATATTCTCGGTAATGAATAAATTAACTAAAGATAAACTTACCAGCAATAAAGATATGTTGAATGATAAACGACACAACATTCAATTAACACAACAACAATATAATTTTGAAGAAAAAAGAATTCAAGACTTAAAACAAAACAACGATGAAAAGATAAAAGAATATGAAACAGATATTTCTACCAACGAAACTAATATATCAAATCTCACTAAAGAAATTGAGAACATTGGACTCCAAGTATCAACGCTTCAAGAGATTGTTGACAAAAGAATAGAAACCGAAAAGCGAGTAAAGCAATTTAATAAGCTTGAATCTCAAATAGAAACCAATCTAAGCAAATATAAAAAAGATGTTGATTTCTTTGAACACAATGATAACTGTCCAACATGCAGACAACATATTGAACGGGCATTTAAAGATGGAGAAATAATCACACTTAAAATAAAAATAAATGAATGTGACCACGGCCTTGATGAAATTGATAAAAAAATATTAGAAGAACAAACCAAGTTAAATGAAATATCAGACAAACAAAAAGATATACAAAAATTACAGATAAAGATTGCCACAAACAATACATCAATTACTGAAATAAACAGATATATTGCTAGAGTAAGAAAGGATATTGAAGAATTACAAAATAAAGAAACAATCTCTAATGAAGAAGAACAAAAATTAAAAGAACTTAAACAAGAAATAGAAACTAAAGAAAAAGAGTTTAAAGAGTTGCTTGATGAAAAAACATATTATGAGGTGGCTAGTTCTTTATTAAAAGACACCGGTATTAAAACAAGAATTATTAAACAATATTTACCAGTAATTAATCGGTTGGTGAATAGTTATCTAGGCAAATTAGATTTTTTTGTAAACTTTAATTTAGATGAAACATTTAAAGAAACAATCAAATCCAGATTTAGAGATGATTTTCAATATAACAATTTCTCACAAGGTGAAAAACAAAGAATTGATATGGCACTCATGCTCACATGGCGAGCTGTTGCTAGGTTAAAGAACTCAACCAACACCAATCTATTGATATTAGATGAAACATTTGATTCATCATTAGATGCTACAGGCGTAGATGAGTTAATTAAGATTTTACATTCATTAGATGATGTAAATATTTTTGTGATATCACATAAAGGTGATATATTACAAGATAAATTTGAATCTGTAATTAAATTTGAAAAAGTTAAGAACTTTTCTAGGATTATACAATGAGCGAAGATAATATTTTAGTTATAAACACAGACGAGTTTGCTAAACTTCCAGAAAAGGAAGTCAAGCTTGAACCATTACCATTATATGGTGATACTTTACCAATGTTATCTGATGTTATGCCACATTATGATATCAAACAATTGCCAAACCCAACAATGACACGACTTATCAAACAAATGAAAATGACTATGAAACAATTTGGTGGTATAGGGTTGTCAGCAAATCAGTGTAATATTCGCACAAGAATGTTTATTATTGGCACCGAAGACAAACAACTTGTTTGTATCAATCCAAAAGTTATTAAAGAATCGGCAGAAGTAGAAAAAAATGGTGAAGGTTGCCTCTCTTTTCCCGGTTTATATCTTAAAATAGAAAGACCGTTAAGCATTGATGTAGAATTTACAGATGAGATGGGTGAGGTGCATAACGAAACATTGACCGATTTGGTTGCAAGATGTTTTCTACACGAACTAGACCATATGAACGGAGTTAAATTTACAAGTCATGTTGGTCCAGTTTCATTGAAAATGGCTGAACAGAAACGGCAAAAAATGATTAAAAAAATACAAAGAAGAAAAAAATAATGAGTTACGCTTGGGATCCAAAAGATGATGTAGAAACACAATGGCAGAAATGGTCAGACGCTAATCCTGTGGCTGAAATGGCTGAGATTAATTTTGAAGAAGTCAAACAAGAGACCATTAAAGACCTAGAATTTGTTTCTCAAATGGATGTAAAAGAATACACACTCTATCAGAAATGGTGTGAGGTGCAAGAAAAATATCCATTTGTGACCGTCAATGATTTATGGGAAGGCGAAACTAAAGTATTAGAAGATGAGAAACAACGCCGTGCCATACAAGAAGTCAAAACAAATATTTGGAATCCAGCTGATGTAGATACTTACATGAAATTGGAACCAGAACTCATTTATGCAAACAAGCAGGATGATTTACCTGAACTTTGGAATGTAATACGAACATTNTCATCAACAATGAAAAACAATTCTAATATTGGTCGTAATCTTAATTTTGTGGTAAGAGATAAACCGACCAAACAGTATCTTGGTGTTATTTGTATTTCCTCAGACTTTTTAGACTTAACACCAAGAGATAGCTTCATCGGTTGGAGTAGAGAACTTAAAACGCAAGGATCAATGATTAACCACACAGCAATTGGATCCACGATTGTTCCTCTCCAACCTTTAGGTTATAATTACACGGGTGGTAAATTGTTAGCCTTATTATGTTTAGACGATAAGATACAACAATTATGGCAGGAGTTATATGGCGACAAACTTGTTGGTGTAACCACCACATCACTCTACGGTAAGACAAAGATAGGAGGTCTATCTCAATACGATAGACTATCACATTGGAAGAAAATGGGTTTTACAGCTGGTTCGGTTGCTTTTGAACCAACAAGAAAAACAAGATATCGAATTAATCATTGGTTAAAGAAAAACCATACAAGAAAATATTTTGATTGGTATGTTGCAAAGAAACCAAGTGGTCAGCCACATAAACGAGACCATAAAAACAGGTCTTTACAGTTTGCNTATTCTCAAATGAAATTAGATAAGACACTGATTCGTTCAGAACACGCTAGAGGTATTTACTTCTCACCTTTATATGATAACACAGCTGAGTTTCTCCGTGGTGATATAACAGAAGACAAATTGGTCAAATCGTTTGACACATCAACCGAATCTCTTGTAAATATATGGAAAGAGAAGTATGCAACCAAGAGGATAACCAATCTGAAAGAACAAGGAAGAGTGTCCAACGAGACTTTATTCTATGATGACTTGATTACCTTGTCTTGGGACGAAACTAAAGAAAAATATCTAACACAGGTTGGTCGGTAATAATGAAAATAATGCTTGACTTTTATAAAAATCTGTGTATAATGGTTACTGAAAATGCGGGGGGAGTTAATCGGACTAGGTTCCCCATCTAGTTAGTTGGTGTAAGTCCAACACCCCGCTCCAATTTTCATTTTACTCTCCTAAAAAAATACTAAAAAGGGCTTGACAAATGCTCATTTTTAGTATATCCTATCCATATGATAGTGAAAAAAAGAGAAAAAATGGACGAGAATTTTTTAAAAGAATCAAAATCTCAACTTGCTAGATTAATGGCAACTGAGAATCTTCAAATAGAACACCAAAAAATATCAACAGCAAAATTTGATGTAAAAAATCGCGTGTTATATCTTCCAATTTGGACAGATATGCAAGGTTTTATATATGACTTATTGTGTGGTCACGAAGTTGGTCACGCATTGTTTACACCAGAAGAAGGGTGGCACGATGCTGTTGTTGATAAATCAAAAGGCAAAAATTACAAAAACTTTTTAAATGTAATTGAAGATGCTCGTATCGAAAAAAGAATTCAAAGAAAATATCCAGGTCTAAAGTTATCATTCAAAAAAGCTTATGCAAAATTAATGAATGAAGACTTCTTTGGAATTGGTAAACGAAAAATCAACAGTTTTCCTTTCATCGATAGATTAAATATTTTTACAAAATCACAATACACCGCTCTTGTTGATTTTAACGCTGATGAATATAAAATGTTAGAAAAAGTAAAATCAGCAGAAACTTGGCAAGATGTTGTTGATGTGGCTGATGAAATTTATAATTATTCAAAAATTGAACAATTGGATTATGAAAGTGAACTTGATTCATATGATTACAATTTTGGTGAATCTGATGATGAATCTTACATGGATGATTTGGATTTGGATTTAAATGAAAATACCATTGAACCTGATGGTGATAGTAATGAAGATGAAGATGAAGATAAAGGTGAAGATGGAGATGAAGGTGAAGATACTCCTTCAAGTTCAAACAGTAGCAGTAAAGAAGGTGATGAAGAAGGTTATGGTATAAATCGAAACAAAGAAGATAGGTCTGATATTTTTGACCAAGAATTCGCACCTAATTGCCAAACAGACGAAAATTATAGAAATAATGAAAGCAAACTAATTGATGAAGAATGTAAACCTTATCGATATCTTAATTTACCAAAAATAAATTTTAATAACATATTTACACCAGCTAAAAGAGTGCAAGAGATGTTAACCGAAGATTTTAATAAACAGATTGAGGAAACATGGTTTACAAAAGAAAGTGTTGAAAAATATTATAGCGAATTCAAAAGAAAAAATGACAAGTATATATCATTACTTGCTAAAGAATTTGAAATGAAAAAAGCTGCAAAAGTTTTTTCTAAGAAAAAAGTTTCCAATACTGGTGATTTAGACATTAATAAATTAGCTAGTTATAAGTTTGATGATAACATCTTTAAGAAAGCAATGATTTTTCCAAAAGGCAAATCACACGGACTTATTTTGTTACTTGACTATTCTGGTTCAATGTATGATAACTTGCCTGGTTCAATTGAACAAATATTAATTCTTGCAGGTTTTTGTAGAAAAGTAAATATTCCCTTTTCAGTGATGACATTCAGCAATGACGAGTCTGTTTGGGCTGAAGATAGAAAAAAAACTAATTATGAAATGGTAGAAAGTGATTTGTGTTTTGAGAAAAAAGAAAACAATCTTAAATTTGGATTGGTCCAGTTAAGAGAATATTTAAATTCTGATATGAATAATACAGAATATACACACTCAGTAAAAAATATGATTTTGCTTAAACACGCTTGGTCTAATAGAAGAAATTGGAGAACATATGAAGAAGATAATGTTCGTGTTCCATCTTTTGAAAGATTAACAAATACACCATTAACTCAGGCTATCTATGCTCTTGGTGATTATACTAATGCTTTCAAAAAAAAGAAAAACATTGATATTGTTAATTTAGTGGTTGTTCATGATGGTGATTCTGATAATATATCAACATACTGGACATTTGGTTTTAATCCTTGGCCAAAAAGAGGTGAAGAAAATAAACAAATGTTTTATCCAGCAAACATGACATTAGCTAATGAAAACTTTATTATTAAAGACAAAAAAATTAATTTTGAACTAAAATATAATAACAATTGGGATTGTACATTTAGGGCTGTCGTTGAATGGTATAAAAAATATACAGGTTCAAAAATTATAGGATTTTATATTGTTGAACCATCAGGCAAAAATGTTAGAGATGCTATTCAAAGGCAATATTATGATAAAAATAATAAGACAATAGAAAAATGGGAACAATATAAAGAAATACAACGAATTTTTAGAAAAGAAAAACTATTAATTTCTAAAAAACCAACCTATGATGATTTCTATTTGATTCTAGGCGGCAAAGATTTAACCGTAAATGACGCTCAAATAGAAGTCGATGGTAAAATTACAGCAAATAAACTTAAAAATGCATTTATGAAAGTAAACAAAACTAAACAAATTAACAGAGTTTTAGTTAGTAAATTTATTGAAAAAATAGCGGCTTAATGCTTGACTTTTGCCAAAAATTGTGTTAGGATGGACACATAAGATAGTGAAATAAGGAGAATATATCATGTCTAATTTGAAAAATATAAGAAAAGTTTTTTTAGAAAAACTTATAGAAACCAAAAAAGATTCAATCAGTCGAACTGAACTGAATAAAATTGGTAAAGAAATTGGTCTTAAAAGTTTTGGTTGGTTTACCAGAAAACCAGATAATAAATTGACACGAGGGCTTTATAAAGTTCCAACCGATGTTTCGATTGCTTTACAAGCAGCGGTTTCAATTAAACCAACAATCAAACCTGTATTTGCAAAAATTATTCCAATGAAAACACCAACAGTTGAAACATCAGGTAACCGAATTGCAAATGTTACAACAGAACTTTCAATAACAAATTTAGTTCCTGATGTTTATGATAATTATGTTCCGTTTGGTAACTTTAATGATATTGTTGCAATTGTTAAATCGGGTAAGTTTTTCCCAGTTTTTGTTTCAGGACATTCAGGTAATGGTAAAACGATGTCTATCGAACAGGCTTGTGCTAAACTCAAAAGAAAATTTGTTATTGTGTCAATGACACCAGAGACCGATGAATCAGACCTACTAGGCAATTATGTGCTTATTGATGGTCAGATGGAATGGAGAGACGGTCCTGTAACAACAGCTGCACGAGAAGGTGCGGTATTATGTATTGATGAAATTGATTACGGCGCTCAGAACCTAAGTTGTCTTCAAAGGGTGTTAGAGGGCAAACCATTTATGCTGAAGAAAAAAGGCGAAATGGTAACCCCATCTCCGGGTTTCACTATCTTTGCCACAGCTAACACCAAAGGCAAAGGTTCTGAGGATGGCCGTTATATGTTTACGAATGTTCTTAATGAAGCATTCTTAGAAAGATTTAGAAATACTTACGAACAAGATTGGCCACCATCCGCTACAGAAAAAAAGATTATCAATGGCGAATTAAACAAATCTGGAATTAATGATGAAGATTTTGCCGATAAACTTGTAACATGGGCTGATGCAATTAGAAAAACTTTTGCAGAAGGTGGTTGTGATGAAGTTGTTTCAACCAGAAGATTGGTTCAAATTATAGAAACATATAGCATTTTTGGTGATAAAACAAAAGCTTTATCATATTGTTTAAATAGATTTGATGATGAAACTAAAATATCATTTATTGACCTTTATACCAAGGTTGATAGTGGTATCTCAATTGACCAAGACCAAGTAACCATGATAATGAATGAAAATGGTGAAATGGAAGAAAACAATGATGAGGAAACGGAAGAAAATTTTCCGAGTCCTCCCTTTTAAGATTGCCTCATTTATCAATGTAATTTGATATAATGGTTACATTCTGGTGAAGGTCGCAACACCAGAATGTTTTTTTTACTGCGACATTACATTATGGAGACATACTAATGACACAAGTATCAAAAGCAGCTAAGTATAAAATGCTAGGCTATCTTTCTAAAACATCTGGCTATAATACATTAACAGTTGCTAAAGCTCAATCAATGTTCGGTATCAAGAATGTTGCTGCTCGAATTGATGAACTTCGCAAAGAAGGTCATGCTATTTACATGAACTCTAAAAAGGTAAATGGTAAAAAAGTTAATTTCTATCGTTTGGGCACACCATCTCGCAAAGTCGTTGCGGCTGGTGTTGAGTACCTACGCCAACAAGGTGAGAAGGCATTTGCCTAAAAAAATGTAGCAAATAAAAAAGGAGTGATATAAATAGACATGTCACTCCTTTTTTTTACTATGGATAAATTATGGAAATCAAAATTGATGTTGAAAAACTAAAAAAGAACAAACTCTTTATTGCTACACCAATGTATGGTGGGCAATGTTATGGCCTTTATGCTAAGGCTTCATTAGACTTACAAACGGTCATGTCAAAATATGGAATAGAAACAAAGTTTTCTTTTCTTTTTAACGAATCATTAATTACTCGTGCTAGAAATTATCTTGTAGATGAATTTTTAAGGTCTGGATATACACATTTATTGTTTATTGATTCAGATATTCATTTTAATCCACAAGATATCTTGGCTCTTTTAGCATTAGACAAAGATGTGATTGGTGGTCCTTATCCTAAAAAATCAATCAATTGGAAAAATATTGCTGAAGCGGCAAGAAAACATCCTGATTTGGATCCAAGCGAACTGCCAAGTTTAGTTGGCGAATATGTGTTTAATGTTGTAAAAGGCACCAAACAATTCCAAGTAACCGAACCAATTGAAGTATTAGAAATCGGAACAGGCCACATGATGGTTAAACGCCATGTGTTTGATAAACTTGCAGAAGCTTATCCAAATATTCGATATAAACCCGACCATGTCGGCCAGGCTAATTTTGACGGGTCAAGATACATTCACGCTTATTTTGATACTATTATTGATACCAAAGATAGTCCTACAGGCGGTGGTTCAGATAGATATCTTTCAGAAGATTATATGTTCTGCCAAATGTGGCGTAAGATTGGTGGTCAAATTTGGATGTGTCCTTGGATGAAAAATCAACATATCGGCACTTACGCATTTGCTGGTGATATGCCAGCTGTAGCAAAATATACAGGTAAACTATGATAGATTACAAGTATAAAGAAGATAAACTGCTTAAAGAATTAAAATCATATATTGATAAAACTTATGATGAGCATTATTCACAAAATAAGTTTCAAGCAACCGAATTTATTCTTGATAGCGGACACGGTGAAGGTTTTTGTATAGGTAATATCATGAAATATGCCCAAAGATACGGCAAAAAAGATGGTTATAACCGCAAAGACTTATTAAAAGTGTTACACTATGGTATTATAGCGTTACACAATCATGACTTGAAGAAGGAAAATACATTATGAAATTATCTACACAAACCATATCAATCTTAAAGAACTTTGGTGCTATCAACCAAGGTATCTTTTTTAAGAAAGGTAAAACATTAAAGACGGTTTCTTCTCATAAAAATATTCTTGCACAAGCAAATATTAATGAAGAAGTTCCTGCCGAATTTGGTGTTTATGACTTAAACAACTTTTTATCAGTAATCTCATTGAGTGCTGATCCAACATTTGAATTTGAAGATAAGAATGTTGTGATTGTTGGCAACAAAGGTCGTTCTAAAACAAAGTATCGTTTTTGTGAGCCAACAATGATTGTTACACCTCCCGAAAAAGAATTAGCAATGCCAGATGCTGAAATCTCAATCTCATTATCAGAAGATGACTTTGATGATATTATGAGAACAGCTGCTGTTCTTTCTTCTCCACAAATTGCTGTTGAATCTGATGGTAAAAAAATTAATCTTGCTACATTAGATACAGCAAATGATTCTGCTCACACAAACACCCTTGAACTTGGTGACGGTGACGGTAAAGTTTATAAAATGATTTTCAAAACAGAAAATCTATCAAAGATTTTACCAGGTAATTATAGTGTGAATATCTCATCAAAAGGTATCTCACATTTTAAAAACAAAGATGCCGACTTACAATATTGGGTTACAACTGAACAAGGCTCTAAATTTGGTGCTTAATTTTTATACTTATATTATGAGGTGTGTGAATGGAACATTTATTATGGACGGAGAAATACCGACCTAAGAAGATTGTTGATTGTATATTGCCTGAAAGGTTAAAAAAACCATTTCAGGAATATGTCAATCAAAAGAATATCCCCAATCTCCTTTTATCTGGCGGCGCAGGCGTTGGTAAAACCACCGTTGCAAAAGCTATGTGTGAAGAGATTGGTTGTGATTATCTAGTTATCAATGGTTCAGATGAAAGTGGTATTGATACTTTCAGAACCAAAATCAAAAACTATGCTTCATCAATGTCACTTGCCGGTGGTAGAAAAGTTATTATCATTGATGAAGCAGATTATCTAAATCCAAACTCAACTCAACCCGCTCTTCGTAATGCGATTGAAGAATTTGCTGGTAATTGTTCTTTTATTTTTACTTGTAATTATAAGAATCGTATTATTGAACCATTACACAGTCGTTGTGCCGTTGTAGAATTTTCATTGAAGTCAAATGAAAAGGCTGATATGGCAAAACAATTCATGCAAAGAATTGAATATGTTTTGAATACTGAAAAGGTTGAGTTTGAAAAACCTGTAATTGCTAATCTGATTACAAAACATTTTCCAGATTTCAGAAGAGTAATCAATGAACTACAAAGATACTCTCAATTTGGTAAAATTGATACTGGCATTCTTGCTCAGATTGGTGATGCTAAACTTGATGATATTATTAAACATATCAAAGCAAAAGACTTTGGTGCTATTCGTAAATGGGTTGGTGCTAATGACATTGATTCAAATACTTTCTTTAGGCAATTATATGATGCCTTGTATGAAACGATGAAACCAAAATCAATACCACAAGCTGTTTTAATTATTGCTGACTATCAATACAAAAATGCTTTTGTTGCTGATGGTGAAATTAATCTAGTGGCTTGTTTGACCG